GGCGTTCAGTCAACTATCAGCAAGTTCACACTTACTACAGCTGGTGCTATGCCAACGCTAACATCTGCTATCACAGCAGCAGAGCTACCAGTAGGTGAGATTGCATTTAGAATCTACTACTACCTAGGTTATATGGCTATCGGTACAAGCCTTGGCTTGCGTATAGCTGCAGTATCAGACCAAGATGGCAGCCTTGCATATGGCCCATTACTGTTTGAATCAGAGCAACCTGTCTATGACGTTGCAGGCTATGACAAGTACCTATGGTGCACCACTAACGTAGATGGAAACCCTGGCGTTACTCGCGTTAACTTGGGCCAGCAGATTACTCCCTTAGTATTTGCCTACGCTTGGGATCTGTATGACCCATCAACTACAGGCTTTATTACAACATCCTGTTCCTTTATGGGTAACACCCAACAGCTCACATTCTGTACAGCTAACAACGGTAATGCAAATGGAACTAACTACATCCAGCACGCAACCAACCTCATCGAAGAAGGTACTCTTCGTACTGGTTACGTTCGTTACAACACACTTGAGAACAAGATCTTTAAGTATGTAGTGCCACGCTTTGACACTATCTATGGTGGACTAACAGTTTTTTCTGTTGACCAGTTTGGTAATGAGTTCAGCCTTGGCACATACGCACAAGGAGCTGAGGTAGGTCAGGTTGGTATCCCTTACCCACCAGGAGCACAGCAGTACATTGGCTTCCAGTTTAATATGACTCGCTCTTCTACAAACGCTACTCAAGGTCCTACATTCACCGGCTACCAGCTCAAGGTATTGCCTGCCGTTCCACGTCAGCGCCTTATCCAGTATCCGTGCTCACTGTTTGATAGTGAGTCAGATAAGTTCGGTAACAAGTCAGGCTATGACGGCGCAGCATATGAGCGTTTAAAGGCCATAGAAGCCATTGAGAGCAACGGAGATACTCTGGTGGTACAAGACTTTAGACCATCTGGTGGTGAGACCTACACAGGCATCATTGAAGAAATTGACTTTATCAACAGAACCCCTACCGACAAGCGTTACTCAGGCTGGGGTGGTCTCTGCTTGATCACTATCCGTACTATCTCATAGGAGAATAATGTCTATCCCTGACTGGGCTACCACAATATCGGGAGCCATTGCCATTATCGGTGGCGTCGTTGTAACGATGCGCTGGTTAATTAAACATTATCTATCAGAGTTAAAGCCTAACTCAGGCTCTAGCCTTCGCGACTCTGTTAACCGGCTAGAAGCACGGGTAGACAAGATCTACGAAATCCTATGTGAAAGAAGAGATAAATGATTCCATTAGCAAAGAGAGCAACCCCTGCAGCTATCGCTGTCCTTCGTCAAGCTACAGCACTACGCCCATATCGTAAGAGGGCAAGTGATGGATTGCTACCATCTAAGCATCACGTGGCACAGAACCCTAACTCTGACCACAACTCAGGGTTTGCAGTAGACCTAACCCACGACAAGCTCGGTGGGATTGACTGCTTTGAATTGTTCCAAAAGTTAAAAGCAGACAAGCGTGTTAAGTACCTTATTTTCCAGGGCAAGATCTGGTCAGCAGAGCGTGCCTCAGAAGGTGACCGTGTTTACACAGGTAGCAATAAACACAACAAGCATATTCACATCTCTATCAAAGAGGGATGTGGAAACGACACTTCCCCTTGGTTCCCTTGGATGGGCACTCCCAAGGTTGTCGCAAAGGTAAAGGCATCAGTTAAGCGTTTACCAAAGAAGAAAGAACCAACAAGTCCAAAGGAGTAACAATGGATAAGAACAAAGTAAAGGCAGTAGTTGCTACGTACTTGCGTGCTGGTGTTGCATCAGTATTAGCTCTGTACCTTGCAGGCGTAACAGACCCAAAGGCTTTAGCATCAGCAGCACTAGCTGCAGTTGCAGGCCCATTGCTCAAGGCAATGGACCCAAAGGCTGTTGAGTTTGGACGCGGTTCCAAGTAATTAGATCTTAACTGCGAGGCAAAGGCCCCCTCTTCGGAGGGGGTTCTTTTTTTATGCCTTCATTCAGGTCTGTCTACTGGGCAAGGAAGGATTACCTTGGCATCACAGTTGAGGCATTCACCTTCTAGGTACCACCACGATAGGTCGTAGTCATCAAATGAGACCAAAGTTTTAAATACATTACATCCGCAAGAGCACATATGTGTTGGACCGATAGACCTAAGATCGGCTGCGAACTTGTCTGGTAGCATCTGTTTCCTTGCAGGGTGAGTAGACGGAAACCCCAAGCTGGATAAGGGCCTTATCAGGGCCGCCAGGCCCTTTGTATTTCTGCTCGCTCTGCTCGCAATTATACTCAACTCCATCAGGTGTGTCTTACGACACGCCGACTTCACGCGGTTGTGTTAGGATAGGGATATGGCACGCATCTACTCAGTCAAGATCTTCGGACAGAAGTACAAGATTGACTATAACCATAACGAAGAAGACAGTTTAGGTGAGACTGACTCTGCCAATAATAAAATCTCTATCCGTCATCGCTTGCAAGAAGATAAACTTGTACGTGTATTGATGCACGAGATAACACACGCAGTCATTGAAGAATCTCCACTTGCATTACGCAGACGTTTTGATGTAGAAGAAGTCTGTGACATTGTAGGTTTCCATATCGTTGATGTACTCAAGGACAACCCACAGCTAGTTGAGTGGTTGTTCACAGAAAAAGAACCTGAAATAAAAGTTGAACCCATAATCAACATAGAGTAGATTTAAATCCCCACAAAGAAAGGTGCTTCCATTGAAAGACTTCCTAGTACAAATACTGCACGCTAAAGAAAATTCACGTGCTCGTTCCAATCAAGTACAGATTGGCCCATCAGAATTAGGTGGATGCCGTCGCAAGGTTTACTACCGCTTGCACGACCAGCATCCAACCAACGATAATGAAATGAAACTTGCTGCCATTATGGGTACAGCAATTCACGCAGCTATTGAGAATGCGATTGAACTTGCAGATCCAGAAGGTAAGAAGTATGTTGTAGAACAAGAGGTTGAGTGGGGCGATATGAAAGCCCACATCGATCTATGGATTCCTGAAACTGGTGATGTTGTTGATTGGAAAACAGTTAAGAAAACCAATCTTTCTTACTTTCCAAGTACTCAACAGCGTTGGCAGGTTCAGGTTTATGGCTACTTGCTTGAAAAGAGTGGTAAGGGGAAGCCCACTACAGTAAATCTGGTAGCCATACCACGGGACGGGGATGAGCGGGACATAAAAGTCCACTCAGAACCTTACGATCCAACCATTGCAGAGGAAGCACTGAACTGGTTGGCTGCTGTAAAGGAAGCAACCGAAGCGCCTGAACCTGAACGCGATGAAAACTATTGCCGTTTCTACTGTAAGTACTACGACGCCACTGGGGATATTGGCTGCGTGGGACTTAAAAAAAAAGATGGTAAGGGCGTAGAGGACAACTTAATAGCCGATCCAGATGCAGATAAGGCAGCGTTGCTTTATCTGCAACTGGGTCAGCAAATCAAAGAACTAGAAACGCAACAGGATTCTTTGAAGGAATCACTTGCTGGACTTCTAGGAGTTACACAGTCAGGTCTTGCAATTAACTGGACAACTGTGGCAGGTCGCAAGACCGTAGATACCAAAGCTCTTGAAGATAGTGGGATTGCTGTCCCCTATAAAGAGGGCAAGGAATCACAACGTTTAACTATCAAACAAACTGGAGGCAAGTAAATGGCTGCAGGCCAAGACACAGCATTACAAATCAATTACAAGTTATCAGATGGAACATTGGTAAATGTTTATGCAAAGGATCAAGCACATCTAGAATCTTTGCTGACATCTATTGGTGATCTAGCAACTCTCATCACTGCTACATCTGCTGCCCTTGGTGTGAACGTAACACCAGCAGCTAACGTTGCATATGCAAAGCAGTCACTAGGTGGCGAAGAGATTGCATCTGACAAGCTATGCAAGCACGGCAATATGACATTCAAATCTGGCACAGGTGCCAAGGGTCCTTGGAAGGGCTGGTTCTGCCCAGCACCAAAGGGCACACCTGATCAATGCCAACCTGTCTTCGTACGATAATTTATGAAGGCTCCCTGGAACTTCGAGGAGCCTGCGTGTGCTGAAGTAGGTGGAGACTTTTGGTTTCCGGAATTAACTGAGCCAACAAAAGAATTACAACTGGCTAGAAAAGTATGCGGTTCTTGCATCCACAAAACTGAATGCTTGGAGTGGGCAATAGTCCACGAACGTCACGGCATTTGGGGTGGGACTACTCCAAGAGCAAGAGCGCAGATGAGAAGAACGAGAGAGGATAATAGTGTTAAGTCTGACTAGGGCTTGGAGTGGTGCAACTACCAAGGCTGCACCTCTGCCTGATGTCTGGGACACACTAAAGAACAAGCAGGTTAGGTTTCGTCGCGGTCAACTAACTATGGTTGCTGCAGCGCCTAACGCTGGTAAGTCTATGTTTGCTTTGGTCTATGCGATTAAGGCAGGCGTACCCACTCTATTCTTCTCAGCTGATACAGACGTTACAACTGTAATGATCCGTGCAGCATCACATATTTCAGGGCACGCACAGATAACTGTTGAGCAAAACTTAGATGTAAAGAGTGCCTACTACGATGACTCGTTTGAAAAGATGAGACATATCCAGTGGGTGTTTGATTCATCACCATCATTAGATGACATCGAGTTGGAAGTCAAGGCATACCAAGAGCTTTACGGTATACCACCACAACTAATAGTTGTAGATAACTTAATGAATGTTGCAGCAGAAACTGACAACGAATGGGCAGGGCTTCGTGCAATTATGATGGAGTTGCACGACCTGGCTCGTAACACAGAGGCTTGTGTGCTGGTGCTACACCACGTATCAGAAGCAACTGAGTATGGCGATGGCACCTATCCACCTGCTCGCAGATCCATTCACGGAAAGGTCAGTCAGCTGCCGAGTCTGATGCTCACGCTTGGCTATGACCCAATGGGTAAGCAGTTGAAGGTAGCTGCAGTTAAGAATCGTTTTGGTCCTAACTCTGCAGATGGAAAAGACTGGGTAGCACTTGATGCAAACTACGCTGCTTGTCAGATAGGTGACGTAAAGTTAGGTAACTATGTAGCCCATCAAAGATGGGACCAAGGAAGGATTCACCAATGAACACTAACCTAGTGATTCTACCGACAAGAAGCAGACCAGATAGCGCAGAGCGCTGTATCAATGCACTCAAAGAACACAGCACCATTTCAGATTTTGTTATTGCAATAGATGATGACCAATCAGATCTATACCCACGCCTAGAGGGCGTGACCTATGAGGTCAACCCACGACTGCGTATGAATGGCACACTAAACTTGGTAGCCAACAAGTACACAGATAAGTATGAGACTATCTTCTTTCTAGGTGATGACCACTTGGTGCAGACACCAGGTTGGGATCAGTACCTATCAGGTGCTATCGCACAGAAGGGATATGGTCTTGCCTACGGTAATGACCTATTGCAAGGAGTTGGTCTTGCTACTGCAGTGATGATGTCAACCAACATCATTAAGCCAGTAGGTTATATGGCACCACCAAAGCTGGTGCACTTGTTTATGGATAACTATTGGATGACGCTAGGTAAAAGACTAGGCACACTCTGGTACTTTGAGAAGGTAATCATTGAGCACCTGCACCCAGTAGCAGGCAAGGTTGCTTGGGATGATCAGTACCGTGAGGCTAACTCTGATGAGGTAA